GAAAAAGCATTGTTGAAGGTACAGTCAGCAATGGCGATGGCACAAGGAGTTCAGGGAGTGATGGAATCTGTTGATTCATTTAAAACTTTGATTACACAGGTCAAATCCTTTACTCTAATTCAAAAGATATCTACTGCGTTGCAATGGTTGTGGAATACTGCAATGAACGCAAATCCTTTGGTTGCAATTGCTGCTGCTATTATCGCAGTTGTGGCAGTTGGATATAAATTGATTTCATGGTTAATGGAATCGTCTGAGGCTAATGAGGAAGCAGCGGCATCTATCAAGAAAAACACGGATGCACTAAATAGACAAAAGGCATCAGCAGATAAAGCAGGCGATGCATTAAAGGAAAAGAATGGTCATGAGTATAACATGGCTAAGGCAGCAGGAGCAAGTGCCGAGGCATTAAGGAAGTTAGCTTTAAAACACGCTGATGAACAGATTGCATTGGAGGAAGCATCAGTTGCAACTGCACGAAATACTTACGAAAAGCAACGAAACATACTTGAATCATATAAGATGGCAGGTATGAGTGATGAGGTAATTGAAAAACAAAGAGAATTAGTTACAAAAACACGCGAGGCACTTAAGGAAGAATACGCTGACTTAAAAGCAGCATATCAAAATAAGAGAAATGTAATCCATCAAAATCAAGTTGAGATTCAACAAGAAATAACTGATGCTAAGAAAAAAGAATTAGAGGCAGAGAAAGAAAAGAATGATAAGATAAAAGAGCAACAGCAGGATGCTCACGACAAAGCAGTTGACCAATACAAAGACAACAAGCAAAAGGAGCAGGATTTAATTAAACAGTACAATGAAAATTTAACTGCATATTTAGATTCCAAAGAAAAAGAACGTCAATCCAAAATAACGGATGCTCAAGAAAAAGAATTACAAGATTTAGATAATAAGTATGAAGCACTTTATGCACAAGCAGATGCAGCAAATCAAAGTGACAAAGACTTACTAATTGCTCATCAGGAAGAGATTAATGCAATCAGAGATAAGTATGCAAAGATTGCAGCAGATAAACTTGCTGAAGCTAACAAAGAAGCAGAGAAATTAAGATTGGCATCTATCCAAGAGATGGAGGATAAGATACTTGAAATTGATGAACAGAACTTCCAAAACAGGCTGAAGAAATCAATGACAGAGGAGGAGTATCAACTTGAATTAGTTCGTCAAAAATACTTCACACTTGAAACATTAGCAGAAGGCAATGCTGAACAATTAGCAATCATTGAACAGGCTAAAGCAGATGAGATTGATGCAATTGAAAAGAAACAACTTGAAAAAGCACAGGTAACTCAGAAAGAAAAAGTTGATTTGATTTTCAAATATGCTCAAACATTTACTCAGGCAATGGGTTCACTTAATGGTTTATTGAATGCACAGGATAACGAACGCTTAAAGAATGTAGTAAAAGGAAGCAAGGAAGAGGATGCAATCAAACGCAAGATGTTTGACCGTGATAAGAAACTTAGAATTGTACAAACGATAATTGATACTGCATCAAACGTAGTTAACTCGGTTCGTAATGGTGGAGGTATTCCAACAGGTATTCCATTCGGTATTGCGGCAGGTGCTATGGGAGCATTGCAAATCGCAACTATCAATAAAGCAAAATATGATGGAGGAAGTAATACTGTGCCATCATCTACAGGTGGAGAAACAGGTGGTGCAGGTTCTGTGATGTCACCATCCTTTAACGTTGTAGGTAATTCTGGAATCAATCAGTTAGCACAACTACAACAACAACCAAGTAGGGCTTATGTAGTGTCAGGTGAAGTTACATCTGCTCAGAGCTTAGACAGAAACAGAATTGAAAATGCAACATTAGTACAATAAATCGTTTTAATATTATGAAAATTATAGAATTAATAATTGACGAAAAAGATTCACTTAGCGGAATTGACGCGGTGTCAGTAGTTCATTCACCTGCCATTGAAGAAAACTTTATTCATCTATCAAAACACGAAGTAGAGTTAAAAGAGATTGACCAAGAGAAACGCATCTTAATGGGTGCTGCTTTGATTCCAAACAAAAACATCTACCGAGTAAACGAAAAGAAAGAAGAATACTATATCTATTTTTCAGAGGACACTGTTCGTAAAGCATCAGAGCTTTTCTTAATGAACGCAAATCAGAACAATGCTACCTATGAACACGACAAGAAACTGAAAGGAATGTCAGTTGTTGAATCTTGGATTATTGAAGATGAGAAGCATGACAAATCTGTTAAATACGGATTCAGTTTACCAAAAGGAACTTGGATGATTTCAATGAAGGTAAACAACGATGAAGTATGGAAAGACGTTAAGGAAGGTAAAGTAAAAGGATTCTCTATTGAAGGTTACTTTGCTGACAAGTTAGAAATGTCTCAAATGACAGAGGAGGATATCCTATTAGAAAAAATCAAACAAATAATATTAGAAGATGGCAAAATTTAAAACACCAAGTTACTCTTCACCTAAAGCAGGAAGCAGAAGAGGATGCCTTTGTGAAGATGGTAAATACTCCAAGAAATGTTGTGATGGAAGTTTACAGGCACAGGGCATAGGTTCGATTACAGGAACTGAAAATGTTACGGTAACAGTCAATGGCGGAACAAGAACAATAGTTCGCCAGAACGGATAAAATAAAAGCCACTTTAATCGGTGGCTTTCTTATTGTTCATATATATTCTAAGTTTTTCAAAATCTTCTGAAAATTTTTCCATTGCCATTGCTGCCATTTCTTTTTTAATTTTTATACCTAAATCTACACATTCAATAATTTGTTTTTTTTCCTTTTCCTTTGCTTTAATTATCAATTCCTTAATCCAAATGTCAAGTTCTGAATTAGGTTCAAACCAAACTTGTTTTTGAAATTCTTCTAAAAACCACTCTACTGTTGTTTTCATTTGCTTTTAATTTTTGTCAAATGTATAAAAATACAACAGATAAATCTAATTATCGTTTTATTAAAAAAAAGAACAATGGGATTGAACGAAGTATTTAAAAAAGTAGCAGATATTGAAAGTGAATCTATTGAGTTATCTTCTCAAAAAGTAGAATTAGCAGGTTATAATTTTAAAGCATATAAAGCAGATTTTGATAAAGTATTTAATACTTATAGAGATAGCTTTAGAGCATCTATTAAACAAGTAAAATCTTCAGTAGATACTTATAATTCAAATTTGTTTAATTTACAAAAACAGATGGACGATGAATATAAACAACTTATATCTAAAGCAAAAGAATTAGGTGTGACCGTTGATGGTTCTCCTAAGCAAAAAGAATACAATGAAATGACTGCAATTTTAAATAAAGCAAAATCAAACGCAGATTCTAAAGCAAAAGAAGTTTCTGTATTAATGTAATTTAAATAAAAACGAAAAATGAAAAATAGCACAATTAACAAAATCAAAGCACTTTTAGGAATGGAAGTTAGCTTAGAGCAAATCAAATTAGTAGATGGAGTTACCATCTTTGAAGCTGATGCGTTTGAAATGGATGCACCTGTATTCATCGTAACAGAGGACGAACAAAAGATTCCTGTTCCAGTAGGAGAATACGAATTGGAAGATGGGCGTATTTTAGTAGTTATTGAAGAAGGAGTAATTGCTGAAATCAAAGAGATGGAAGAAAAAGAAGAGGAAGAAATGCCTGAAGCACCTGAAGCGGAAGTTGAAGTTGAAGAGGAAGCTCCTGTTGAAGCATCAGAAGTAAAAACTGCTCCTAAGAAAACAGTTGAATCTATCGTAAAAGAAACATTCTTTTCAGAAATCGAAGCACTTAAAAACGAAAATATTGAATTGAAAGCTAAATTGGAATTGCTTTCTAAAGTTAACGAAGTTGCAGTTGAAGCAACCGAACTTTCAGAAGAGCCAAAACCAATCTCTTTTAATCCTGAAAACACGAATCCAGTTGAAATGATGAAGTTCTCAAACAAAAAAGCAAGAACAACATTGGATTCAATCTTTGAAAAATTAAACAAATAAATTACTAACTAATTAAATTTTAAACAATGCCAACTACAACAAGCATTACAACAACTTATAGTGGCGAGTTTAGCGGAAAATACATCGCTGCTGCCCTATTATCTGCTCCAACA